CACTACACATACCAAAGAAAAAGAAAGATTAGGTATATGCTGTCAAAAAGAAGAACAAGAAAAAGCCGAACAAGAAACGTATGAACATACAATTCAAACTCCTAAAACTGGAGTATGTATTATAGGAGCAATGAAAAATGAAAGAAGATGATTTACAAATGATTTATAATAAGGTTTTCCAAGAAGCCTTAATACTCACTATGAACCATGATCCACAAAAGATTGCTGCAACCTATATGGCAATCGCTTGTCGAATTTATAAAACGGTTCTAGCGGATGAGGAGTATGACTTGATGATGGATATGATCCATGAAACTCCAATCAAGCCTTATAAACAACCCACAATTCACTAATTTATGCTGCAAATTATCATAGCTTTAATGCTAGTACAAAATGTGAATTCATTTTCTGCTACTGAATCCCCTACTTTAGAGAATATTAATAAGATACAAAAGGCGGTAAAAGTGGTAAGAATGATTCATGGAATTAAATAGGAGGGCTTTCCTTTGATAACATTGCCTGACTTTAAAACAAAATTATCCTTATTTTGGTGGAATAGAAGCACCAAGACAAAGATAATAATCCTGCTTGTAGTTGGATTAATTCTTTATATACTTTAAACAGGAGACAATATGAAAAAATTATTTCTCATTCTTATATTCCTGGTTCTTTCAGGGTGTGCAGTAGGTCAAAAGTGTACCTATACCCAAGATGGAACTAAGATTTCTTCATGGGTATGGTTCTTTAGTGGGGACAAACCCATTGATGTAGATAAAAACAACTGTAATTAATTACAACAACATAGGAGGACTGATGAAGCGGTTTAAAAAACTATTCAAAAAGTTTGTGAATTGGTTGTGCAAGGATACGTATAAATAATTTATGGCCTTTCCAGTATTAAATCTTTTGACAGGTGTATTCAAAGTTGGTACACACCTTTATCAAAATAGACAAAAAACTAAGATGCTCATGTCTGATGCACAAATGCGTCATGCTGAGAAAATGGCTAATGGACAGGTTGAATATAAAGCAAAAATTATTGAGAGTAACGATAAAGGTTGGAAAGATGAATTTGTCCTGGTGCTTATCAGTATTCCTATTCTTATACTGGGCTATTCTATCTTCACTGACGATCCTGACATTCGTACTAAATTAGATTTGTTTTTTGAGTATTTTAAGAACCTTCCTTATTGGTATCAAGCAATTTTTATTGGTGTGGTATCTGCCATCTACGGACTTAAAGGTGCAGATATAATGAAAAGAAAATAAAAATGTATGACAGAAACCTCACATGAACTCATTAATGAGTATAAAGATCAACTAAGAATTTTAAAACAAGAAGTTGCAGAACTTCAAGACGCTGGTAAAAGTAAGGACAGTGCAAACAAAAGGTGTTTGCAGAAGCTAGAATATGCCAATCAGGATAATGAAAAATTAACTGAAAAGATAACAGAACTTGAGAAGAAGTTAAGGTCTGAGAAAAAACATAGTAAAATGCTTTCGGAACACCCATGATGAATAATGAAGATAATATTAGTGTTAGTTATATGTTCCGCAGTAAGTGGATTGTGCGACAAAGGATGGGAAAAAAATGATACCTTTCCTGATTGGGATAGTTGTATGCGACAAGGTTATGTTGATTCTTTGCAAGTCTTAGATATAATGGGGACTGATTATGTTAATGCTAATAAATCATTTATTAAGTTCTATTGTAAGGAAGTTAAAGCAGAAGAAATGGGTCTCTAGTTATGATGCTTAGTCCTCACTTTAGTCTAAAGGAAATGACGCAATCTCAAACAGCGTTAAGGGCTGGAATTACTAATGATCCTAACGGCTCACAAATTTATTATATCAAACATCTTTGTACTAACATTCTTGAACCTTTAAGAGAATACTACGAAGCTCCCATTAAAATTACTTCTGGCTATCGCAGTCAGGCCTTATGTGAACTTATAAAATCTTCACCTCAATCACAGCACTGTGCTAACAACGGAGCTGCGGCTGACTTTGAAATTCCAACTTACGACAACAAAGAAGTTGCTTCCCATATTAAAAACAACTTTGACTTCGATCAACTAATCCTTGAATATTATGACCAGTCTGATAAGAACAGTGGATGGATTCACTGTTCAATAAAAATTGCTAACAACAGAAAAGAGTCCTTAATAAAAGATGATAAAGGTTATCATCAATGGAAATAACAATGGCTAAAAAAAAGAAAAATAAAAAAAACAAAAATAAAAAGAAGAAGAATAAAGGCAAAAAGAAAAAAAGATAATCAGTATGTGGAATCCTGATAGGATTTTTATTATTGCTATGGCTTTATTTTTTATAGGCTCTATTTATTTTTTAAGTTTAATTCCTAAATAATGATAAGAAAAAAAGGAAAAAAAACTTGGGCTTCTTCAAAAAGACAACGCATGGTGAGAACCGTTGGTGATTGTCTTTATTGTAAGAAAGAAATTACTAACGATATGTCGTTTGTAATTTTTGCAACGCATAAACCATCGCATTATTCTTGTTACAAAGTAGAAACGGAGAAGGAACAAAATGCCAAGAGTCGGTAGAAAACATTTTTCATATTCAAAAGCAGGAAAGAAAGCTGCTAAAAGGTATGCTAAAAAAACAGGAAAAAAAGTTACTCATAAAAAAAAGTACGCCTAATCCTGTTGCAAAAAGCCTGAGAACACCCCAATACAAATCTCAAGTCATACCCTCCAAAAAGATTTATAATCGTAAAAAGATTAATAAAACTGCGGATTAGGTGTAATCATTTGATATGGTTGGGTATGGTTGGTGGGTTTATATTAGGGGTTGTAATTTAAAATGATTCCAATATATTGAAAGTCTATCATTTTACACTTCTCAGGCTAGTCAGTTGACCTATTCTTGGTTCTGACTAGCCCTGCTTATTCTTGTTACTTACTTACCAGTTTTTGTGCTGCTACTACTTGCAGATTCAAATGGTCGGTAATTTCACCATAAGAATTCGGATTGGGATAATGCTTTTCATTCCTGTGCTGATTGTTCACATGAATTTCTGGTTCATTATCCTTATATGTTAACTGACTTGTGAAAGTTTCATAATCATAACCTTCGTAGAAATAAGTAACTGGTACTTTTAAGTACCTAGCAACCTGACCTAAAACAAAACCACTCATTCCATTAACTCCCTTTTCATATTTTTGAACTTGTTGAAAAGTTTTGTTTGTGGATTTTGCAACGTCTGTTTGTGTTTTTTTAAGTTGCACCCTTTTGTTTCTTAATTTCTTACCGACATGACTATCAAATGAAAATTTCTCCTTTTGATCGGTGGGCATAAAGACAATACTCCTTTCTGGTTGTTTACAACCATGTATATTTTATCCACACAACTTATAAATAAACTATGTCGTAATTGTGTCTTGCTTTGCTTTTTCTAGTTGAAGGTCTTCCTGCTTTTTTAAAATAGCATTTTGCTTTTTATAAACCCAGCTTTTAGCTTTATACATCAGCCTGGTTTGTTCCTGAACTTGTTCCTCCAACTCCCTTATTTTTTTTGGATCGTAGTCCATCTGCTGCCTTATCCTCCTTTAACAGTTTCACTGTGGAAAAGAGTATTCTTTGACCAGTAATTGCTTTGACCTTTGACTTGTCGGAGGGTTGAAGTTGATTAGCGGCTAATTCAGGGCTATCAAAATCTTGCTCCATTGCTACTGTCATCTCTAAGTTCCACACCTTTTTACACTTCTGCATAATTACAACTCATAGTAATTATTGACTTTCAACTTACCTTCTTTAGCCAAATTATTCAAGCTATACTTTCGCATGAAATAGTTGTGAGATTGAACAAGCCCAAGTTGTTCAGCTTGTTTTAAAAGTACACCTATCCTTTGTTTGGAAACACCAAGAGATTTTCCTATCTCATTCAACTTGGGGTAGGCTTCATATTCTCTATGGTATTTAGCCATAAAGGTAAGTATCTTCTTAATTTGAGGACTATAAAAAACCTTTCCATTACTTGCCATTTTTATCCTCCTGATCTGCAATTCTCATCATTTCCTTTAACAAAGAATTATAGCCATCAATGTCGGAATGGGTGTCGTTTTTATAAAGATTCTTTTTTGTACCATCGTTAATCGTTCTAGTTAATTTAAGTACAATCATTAGTTGAGGAATTAAAGTAATGGGAACCGTTAAGTGTTGCTTATTAACGACCTCCAAAACCCCTTGAATAAATTTAGCAACCACATAAGCGTTGTTACTAAAGTTACCATAGTCTTCCCCCTTCTTTTCTAATAACTCCCTAACCATTCTTTCTTTAGAGCTTTTGTTAATGTATTTTATATTGTCATTGCTCATTTCTTTTTCCTAATTTCCTTTAGCTCTTTTGCATGAATTAGATTATCAAATTGATGATCTTCTTTAGCTTGAGCTAAATCTTTTTTAAGTTGTTCTATTTCTTTTTTAGCTTTCTTCATTTCAGGAGAGTTCATTCCAATCCCTTTAACAATCGTCATTTCTCCTATAGCTTC